GTTTGGCAACCTCTCCCTTGACGTCAGCAATGCCCTTTGCTGCCTTGGCGCTAGCGTCGTCGATAGCCCCTTTAAGATCGCCAGTATCTTTGGCCCGGGCGGCAGCTTCGGCCTTCTGACCCTCAGTCAGCTTATCAAACTTATCTTGGGTCTCTTTCCCGAGTTTGGCAACCTCTCCCTTGAGGTCGGATATGTCTTTATTTGGTTCAGGCTTAGGCTCTCCAGGCTTAGGCTCAGGCTTTGGCTCTTCTGGCTTAGGCTCAGGCTTTGGCTCTCCAGGCTTAGGCTCTTCTGGCTTAGGCTCAGGCTTAGGCTCTCCAGGCTTAGGCTCAGGCTTTGGCTCTTCTGGCTTAGGCTCAGGCTTTGGCTCTTCTGGCTTAGGCTCAGGCTTTGGCTCTTCTGGCTTAGGCTCAGGCTTAGGCTCAGGCTTAGGCTCTTCTGGCTTGGGCTCTTCAGGCTTAGGCTCTTCAGGCTTAGGCTCTTCTGGCTTGGGCTCTTCTGGCTTAGGCTCTTCTGGCTTAGGCTCTTCTGGCTTAGGCTCTTCTGGCTTGGGCGTAACTACCGGCTCTTCTTTTTGCTTTTCCGAAAGCGCGGGGTTTTGTTGTACGGCTTGAGTAACAGCGCGTTCGCGTTCTTGCGGCAGCAAGTCAGCAACCCAAATAACTTCCGGTTCTTTTGAAATTGGGTTTAAGCTTATAACGTATTGACTAGGCGCGGTCGCGCCCTGTTGTAACATCTGCGCTGCAGTGGTGGCCGCTGCTGGAGTCTTAGCATACTGGTCAAGTTGCTCTTGCGTAAGGCCGATAAACCCGAGTTGTTGGAAGACTTGCTTTATTTCAGATTCAGAAAGCTTCGCGCCACTAACGGCTTTTTGCTGCAAAGTAAGAACTGGATTAGGTTCGCCAGTAGCAAAGACAAACGCTTCACGCCACTCCCCCGTATTTTTGTCTTGCACGAAAGCAACCCTTACCCCGTTTGCCTGGTCATACTCCTTCATGGCATCCTGGCGTAGCTGCTCCAACTCTGTATCTCGGTATCCCTCGGCGCGGAGTTTATTATACTGCTCGATCTCATAGTATTGGCGTGCAATTAAATCGTCATCAGTGCCTAACCCCCAGCCGCCCGGGATAATATAACTATCTTTTTTACTATCAGATTCGGTTATTAGCGAACCACCTCCCGGAATATCGAAAGTTAGTGGTACCTGCACCCCGACCGGCCCAGCATCCGTCATCGTGCCTGTATTGGCAGAGGCGGTCGTACGCCAATATGAGTCGGCGACAGTCGATTGCTTCCAATCAAGCGCGGGCTTTTCGGCTTCTTTATTCGCCGACTGCAGCGAAGTCGTTTGCCCTTGGGTTAGTCCCTTTGCGAGGTAATCTACCGCACCAGAAACAATAGAAGTTTGCAGCGCGCGCTCGACATCACCCCCCGTTACAGCCGCTTGAACGACTGGCGTGAGGTACTTAACAAGATCTTGTTGGAGACGTGTATTTGCACTATTGCCAAGCGTGCCTTTAATGCCTGACGTTACAAGCGAACTAGTTACTCCATCAGTAATTGCTTTACCGACATCACCACCTTGCGCCGTAGCAATAATGGCAGAACCAAGGCCGCTGGCAGTGGCGTTAGCAATCGCAGGGTTGTCTTTGAAGAACTTTGCCGCATCAGCCATAGGCCCGGAGTCACCCCCCAAACCTGCTATCGAACGAGCAAGGACTGCCCCGCCCACATCGGCCCCGGCGTTTACTAGCCCACGGATAAGCACCGCCCCAACATCTTTCCCTTGCGCCCCGGCAACAGTGGCCGCAGCAATCGTATTACTAACCGCCTTACCCGCAGCGGCGGCAGCGGCAGGAGGCACACCAAAGTCACGTTCCAGGGCAGTTTTAACAAGGTCATTTAGCCCTGTTGCTGAGAGCCCAGACGAAATTCCTGCTGTAACCGCGCCGAGAATGGCACCTTCAAGGAAGTTCCCCCCACGAATTTCGGCCATTATTCCGTTTGTGAGCGCAGCTTTAGCTACTGCCGTACCCGTAGCGCCCAGCCCCAAAGTCGTCGCCGCAGATGTAGCAATCGCCGGAACGGCAGACAAAGTCACCCCTGCTTGAGCAGCTAGCCCCGTAGCGGTAGATGCAATAGTGCTTCCCGCAGTAGACAACCCAACACCTGCTGTACCCACCCCACCTATACCCGCCCCAGCGGGGGCAAGGGCGAATTCACCCAACGTACCCGCAGCCGCACCGGCACCGGCACCACCAGCACCACCGATCAGCGGCCCTCCACCCAATACCCCCAGCGCTTGCCCCCCGGCCACCGCGAATAAGATAGCTTTTGTTATACCACTAATCCAGTCGCTGCCTTCATAACCCTTAAAAGTGTAATTAAGCCAATCACCAAACTGATTACCGGGAATCCCCGCAGATTCAAACGCTTGGGTGTACTTAAGTAGTGTCTCTCTATTTAGATTAGCCTCCCCCCCAGGCACGGGGGGCGGAAGACCGAGTTCGGTATTAACCCGCGTTATATACTCAACAGGAGTAAACCCAATTGGGTCTGGAAAGGGTGTGTTTTTAAGCACCGCGTTTGCGGCATCCACGCGCGCACGCTCGTTGTTTATATTTGCCCGGTATCTAAACCCGTCAGACGTAGCTATAACTTGTTTGGCCGCATCTCTTTGAGCCTTCCATTCATCAAACGTCTGTAGTGCCATACTAATAATCCTTATACTGCACTGATAAAGGTCAGTGTAGCGACAACTGAGGGGATTGCAGGCATCACGAACGGAGACGTTTGTGCCGAATACGCTTCCATGGATACTACGGCATCACTCACCGCTGCAAACATCTTTACGTAATCACCGGTATTAAGTTGCACAAAGAAATTAGCCGCAGCAATTAAATGCCCGTCTTCCGTTCCGTGCTTGGAAGGAATTGTGAACTGACTAGCGGTCCCGTCAACGTTGGTACTATTGATGCGTATCCAAATCCAAGCGTCGTGTTCTTGAGAGTCTGTATTTCTCCACTGAACACTAAACTGGTAACTATAAATACCGGGCTGGTTAACTAGTATACCGTTAGTGCCGTCGTTCTCGCACCCGGACAAAAAATCGTTCTCATCAAACGTAATTTCGGTTGCGGTATCTGCAGTAAACGTCTTATCCGTAGTTCGCTGAATTGCAGCATAAGGGAAATACAGCGCGCGCCCACCCCGATCCGGATCAATCAACCCGTTGTAGGACTGAGTCAGCCGGTTATAAAACAGCCGATGGACGTTATTTAGCTGGTCTTGGTAGACGCGCTCAAACTCTTCCCGCGATTGGGGGAGGGCAGGGGGTGCAACTTTCTGTATGCTTCCAGAAGTCATGTTACCGCCGCCCGTCAGGACGCATGTCAAGGCGCGGAGCGCCTAGCTGCCAGTTCACTCCAAGCCCAGTCGATTCAATTTTAATTGACAACTGACGCCCTCGCACCCGGGTAAATACTTGTCCTGTAAACTCCTCTACAGGTATGGTAGCGATACGCGTTACCGTAGCACTACTCTGATCAGCAACCGAATGGTTTGCGTCAACGGCTTTATTAACCGAGTACCCAGACCCAGAATTCTTCAGGGGTAGCAAATACATGGTCGCCGACGGGCTTTCTGCAGAAGAGCCAGAGAACGTTATATCCGGCAGCACCCGCCAGACAAACATGAAGTTGTGCCCATCATCGAGGTCAAATTCAGAAGACGTAATAAACGCAGGAATCGGCACCGTAGTTGCCGTCGTATTGTCGTCAACGCCTTGCTCGTGGTTTACGAGGTTATTTTCGTACGTGGCCGCAAGGGGGTAGTCCCGCAACCCAGAGTCTAGCCATGCCGTACGGGCCAGATCACCGTAATACCAAATGTCTTCGGCGTAGTTATAGATAACGTATTTATCGATGTCGCCCGACGCGGCAGAACAATAAAACCACCAGATTTCATTGAACCCTTCGTTTGTCCCTGCAACAACCTGCGGGTACTGGGCTTGGTTGAAGTCTTCAAAGATGTACTTGCGAAGGTCGCAACGAAGGGTTTGCACCCGGCCATCATACTTGTAGAACTTGTCTTTCCCCATCCAATAGGCCACACCGTTAGCGTAGGCCACAGCATTTTGCCCTGCGATAGAGATATTCTCGCCAACTAACTGCCCGCCCCATACAGCGGGGGCACCAAGGTACTGCAGCGAATACAGCGCAGCGTCGGTCCAAACAAGGATTTCTTGACGAGACTGGGCAGCGGTAACGATTTCAGAGCCCCGAGACAAACGTAGCGAGCCTGCTTGGTTTGTAGCCGCAGGTGTCCAGTTAAACGCGTCTTCTTGGTCAGACCAACGCAACACCATCGGATCTAGGATTGACGATCCTATCTCATTGCACCCAAAAGCAAAGACAAACCGGTTGATATCGGAGACAAGCAGGTAGTTTTGCACCGAAGGCACGTTAGATGCCCCACCGTAACTTGAGAGTAATTCCCCCCGGGACAAAATGCGGTGCGTGCCTGACTGACTGCCTGACGTGTTAATCGGCGTGCCCCCTGCCGTAGCAGCAAGCTCAAAGGTGACCCCTGCAGAGTTAACGACGTAATACACCGTACCTATGGTAAGCCCCGTGGGTAGCGCACCGGTAGTAATCAATCGAATCGGCGTGCCGTCAGGAACGGCAACAGAAGTTGTTACCACGCCGGGGGAGGCAATGGTGATTGTGAATGTGGGGTTGGTAAATCCAATTGTGGCGTCCCAGTAGTAGATGGAGCCGCCCCGGTAGCCGTAGATGAGGTCTTCCCCGAAGTTAGATTGACTCCACAGCCGCAGCGCGTCCGTAGAAGACTGACCAATACCCCATGGACCAGAGCCCCAAGTGCTCGACCCCCACCCCGTAAGGGGTGCAACCGAGGCGGGGCCTACATTTATGTCATAGATTGCATAGACGGTACCCCCACCACTGGCGGTTGTTGCGTTGGCCAAAGCAGTGACTGTATGTTCCCCCGACTGTGGAGCGCTACCCGTACCAATGGCCGAACCCCCGACCGTAGCCGCAAGCTCGAAAGCAAACCCAGAAGTGTTAACAACGTAATAGGATGTACCCGCAACGAAGGGTGCGGGGAGTGTGCCTGTCGTGGCTAATGTAACTTCTACGTCATTAGCAAGTTGGTTTTGTGACGTAAAGACCGCAGGCGAGCCAAGCGTAATAGTGACCGGCACCTCAGTACTAATCGTATAGACCGAGGTGTTATCTGAAGTGATTCCGTAGGAGCCTTCTAGGGTGATCCCCCCAATAGCACTCGCCCCGTAGAACGATACAAAATCCCCGTCAATATAGCCGCCGTTAGCATCGGTGACTTCAATAATTGCAGACCCAGAGGTTGTCGCAAACGGATCTGTTAGTGTTACGGAGTCTCTAATGGGGGTGATATCGTTGTACGCGCCGCCGCTTTCGATGTAGAACTTAAGGTTGGTCCCGACCCCAATGAGATTTAGGGAGCCCAAGGTGACCCAACTCCACAGAGAACGACACACCCCTACGAAAGTTGACGTAGAGATGCGCTCCCAACCCCCGAGCTTTTCCGGCGTGCCCTGACGAAACCGCACCTTATCGCAGTCGTACCAACCCCCTTCGGTTGTATACCGTGTATTTTCCCGGTTAACGCCAGGTTTTAGCGCGATCTTTTTTAGCGGCATCTATCGCCCCTAACTACGCCGAATCTAGCATCTTCAACGCGTGTGCTTTGACATCGTCGACCCGACGCAGCCAGCCCTTACCGAATACGGAAAACGTTGGCAGCTGGGAGTAAAACAATCGGCGATCTTCACTGTACACTTCAATTAGCTCCTTCGGGTCTCGCTGGGCTGCAACACGCAGCGTATTCGGCCCAATTATACCGTCGCTAGCGACGAATAGGATGTTTTGAAGCATACGGGATGCACGGGAAACCCCAGCATTTACGGCAAAATCGAAGACCATATAGTCTACCCCGGCAGGGAGGCTATCGCCTTGAACTCTATCCCAGTACATATTTTTGTACAGCGGGGCTACAACTTCCGGGGTTAGCGCACGCATATCGGCTTCGGTGGCTTGTTTACCTGTCCAAGACTCCCAGACTTTTCTGGTTACCCCCAAATTAGTCATCCCCCCCGGGTCTGAGGGATGATTGACGTACCCGCCTTCATGTTTGAGCACGTGTTTGAGGGCTTCGGTAAAGTTACTTTCCATTTTTCATCCCCATCACTTTTTCAAGTGTGCGGCCCCCAAAATAGGCCCCCATCACTAACATACCCCACTGCCCCAAGAGAGTCACATAAGCTTCTGCTACATGAAACCCAGCCCCATCAAACAGGGCGAGCGCCAGATATGCAGTCAAAATGTAAATCAACGTCATGGGACGGATGTTCTTAGAGAGCCAGCTGTCGCTAGCCATGTCAGCAGCCCAGCGCCCAGATACATTTTCTTGTTCAGTTTCAAAGAGCTTGGTCTCATTAGCCATCCGAGCTAGCTCGCCGTTTTGCGCAAGCTGGGCAAACTCTTGCTGCGCCTTTGCCTTAGCTTCAGGGTCTGGAATAACCTTATCTAACAGGCGAGCGCCAAGGTCAATTAGGGGGGCTATTGGAATCATTTTTATCCTCGGGATGTCGAGCTTTTCGCCCTGCGATGCCGCCTAACGTACCAACAGTCATATACGCAACGGCTTTAAGAATTTCAAGAAAAATACCGTCTATCGGGGACATTTCCGCAGGCTGATCTTCAAACGTAACTGCCCATAACACGCCAAGCACAAGAATAGAAAACACGCACATGAGCCCGACTACAATGGTCGCCCACACACGAACTTCAATTTCTTCTGGTGTAAATCGAACGCCCATGATTACTTTTCTGGCCAATGCTCAATAATAAGATCAACGATCCAATATAATCCGTACACTAAAGCTAGAAGTACAATACCACATAGGGTATTCTCTAAAAAAAGTTTGCGTTGTGCACGCTGACGCTTAGCTAAGGCTTCTCGATTGGCGATGATTTTTCGCCGTTCTTCTAGCATCTCTCGATACGCGTCTATACCGTACCGAAAAATAATTAGCTGCCGTAGCTCGCGTTCTTGTTCTTGAAGTTTTTTGCGCCGAACAAGTGCTTCTAAAGCCTGGGCCTCAACGCTACCTGAATGAAGCAATTTACGAAAGAGCGGGGGATTTGTAACCTGCGCTTCATGGTCTCTAAGCTGCGCCGCTGCCCCCCACCACGAAGACATTTGCCCAACAACGTCTTCTAATTCTCTACCAAATTCAACAGCTTTCTTTACTCCATTGTAAGCTGTACAAGCGGCAGCGAATACAGAAACTGGATCAATCATTATCCAGCCCAGACCCTCATAGGCGTTTTAGGGGAAACAACGTACGCGTCAAGCGCACTTGTATCGGTGTTGTGTAGCACCCGCACGTTAACATGCCAGCCATCAATGGGAGCCATCTCCGGCATGGGGCCTTCGTCGGTTTCAATGGTCCAGCCCGTGGGTTTGTAGATTGTGCCGATGATATCGATGTTGTCGAAGTTGGGGACCTCGTAGCCGTCTTGCGCTTCGATACCAGTTTCCGGGTCTGCGGGAATAGCTCCTTCGATACGATATAGGACGGATTTTGCCGTGGCTTCGTCGGGGAAGGAAAGGTAGATGTCTTTGTACATGGTTAACCCGTCAGTGCTTGGAGTTGAGCGTTGGTGAGACGAAGGGGGTAGTAGGCGATCTTGCGGATGTGGCCGTTTATATTCCCATCAAAATTAGATGGTGTGTAACCGCCTAAAAACAAAGTATTTACAACTGGCACAGTTCCCGACGTATCTACTGACAATAAAGTTCCATTAGAAGCCGAAGAAAAATCATCTGTTTTGTAGGCAATTATTTGTTTGCCGCCGTTAGATTCGCCACTATCACTCGTATATTGTGAGACACCGTTTACAACAACGGAACTTCTAAAATCCGTTTCAGTACTTAATACACCATATGACATTCTAATTGCATTATTGGTAGAGCCTGCATCGTTAATTTCGCAAATTCTTGGAAACAAGTTTGTTCCTGTGTAAGGAATTCTTGTTGTTGCCTCCGCATACAGCGTCCCCTGCGCTTGGTTATACCAACTCGAAAAGTTGGTGCCCGTCATGCTGGCAGCGTCTGCACTGCGGGTTGCTGTCGCAGCAACAGTTTTGATATAGGACGTGGAGAAGGCTCCAGCTTCTAGTTGAGCGCCCCAAAAATAAGTGTTCCCAGAAGACACTCCTCTTCCGCTTTCCCACATTCTAAAAAGAATTGCAGTTTCTGTTCCAGTGCCATCTCTTAAGATCCTGAACCCGCATCTATACCATCCATTTCCGACGCTCTCCATGAAGAAGTCTGAGCTTGGAGCGCCTGTCACAACTTGGGTGTCGAAGTTGAAATTAACGTTATTCTCTGCGGCTCCTACGTAGTAGCAGTTAAACGTAAAGTATGTTGCTGTTCCCTTTTTAGCATATATTGTTACATAGTAGTCAGTTGTAGAGCTTGCCGGGACCGATACTTGTTGTTGAAGTAGGGATGTTACTACACCTTGATTAATAACTAAGTCCGCAGTTAATGTGCCATCAGGTGCGATGACTGTGTTCGCCGTAATGCTGCTGGCAGTCTTCGTCCAAGAGGCGTTGTCAAACTCCTCACTCCGCAGAATCAAATTCGTCCTCTGCTCTTCAATCAGTAGCCCAAGGCTTTCGCCAGTTGTGGGGTTGTGATCGAACCTCGGGGCGTTGGTTGCTGCGGTGAGCAGAACGGGGATGTAGTTCGTGATCGTCTGGGTGGTTGTGGGGGTATAGGACGTGACTGCATCGCGTTGTTCTAACTGAGCGCCCCAAACCTCAATTGCATCAGTATCCGTCACCACACGCACGCCAGCAGTTTTAGAACCCGCCGCCACGGTCTGCGTTACGTCATACCGCGCCCAAGTACCGGTAATGACCTTGGTGGTCCAAGTCCCATTATCCGCAGCAATCTGAATATCCCCAGACCCAGTAACCCGGCGCAGAAAAACGCTAAAAGTATATGAACCTGCAATAGCGGTAAAACCTTGTGTCAGCACTGCATTGGCAGCAGTAGCTGTAAATTCCGTAGCCGTTGATGTGGTGTCTGGGGCTGTCTTTCCTGTAACTGGGGTTAGATTAGTAACGGTCCACGTCGCGCTATAATCCTGACTCCGCAGCAGCAAATTCTCTTCAGCCTTCGCCGTGGTTACACCATTGTAATATGTCGCCGTGCTGGCGCGAGTGAACGTGATGCGTGGGTCGAGTGCTTCGGTGTTGGCAAAGTCAAGATTGAGCGAAGGCTTGATCGCTGGAAAATTAGATTGGATCGCCATTATTGCACCCCAAAGATTTCAATCAGGAATCGACCTGCAGTATACGTCGCATCCGAAGTCGATTGGCCGACAAGATACAGATAGGTATTGGCTACAGGATCCGCAGCAAAGTAAGTCACTGTCCCCACCGACTGCGTGCCTGCGTTAATAATCTGCGTCTCCGTGAGGGCCGAAATCGCTTGGTCCTCAACCCCAGTACCCTCGGTTGCACTGTACAGATCAATATCCGTGTCCCCACCCGCAGGGGTCTCAAGGCAAGTCATCCGCCCGCCTAGCACAACCATATTTGGAAGAAGCGCGATGTAGCACGGGTTGGCCGTGCCGTTAACGCCGATGATGTCGCCCGCCGTGCCGCCAGAATTCAACCCGGTCAGATCGACTAGAATCGTTACCCGGTAGATCCCGCCCGACAGTCCCCCGTTGACCTTACAGATCGTCCCCGTACCAGCGGTTATCCCCGTACCGACAGCCAGTGCAGGCGTCTCAGTGTCCACATAGGCAAGCGCGCCCAAATACTGATTAAGCGGAATTTCGTTAGGGGCCGTGCCAATGTCAGTTTGCGATACAAGTGCTGAGCCACTTTCAGTAAACGCGGTCGCGTACACATTGGCCCACACCAACGTTGAAGAGCCTAAGCTTCGTGTATTTGTAGTCGAGGGCACCACATCAGAGTCAAACCGCCCCGTGGCCGTAATCGTGTCGGAGGTAGCATCCCCCAAAGTGACGTTGCCGTTAGCGTTCAGAGTAGTAAAACTTCCTGCCGCCCGTGTCGCCCCGCCAATTACGGTAGCGTCAATAGTGCCCCCATCGATATCTACTTTAGAGATATCTACCTCACCCGTACCATTTGGCGTCAGGGCAATATTACCGTTTACCCCCTGAGTGATAACAATCGTGCCTGAGTTGGTACCCGCGTTCGTAGATAGGGTTAGGTTGCCCGTACCATTCGTTGTAATCGTCGCCGCAGCGTTAGAGTCCCCAATGCGAACCGTATCCGCATCAAGCTGAACATCCCCCGTACCGTTCGGGGCGAGCACAATATTGCCGTTGGTATCTGTACTGCTTAGCGTATTTGCGTCAAGTCTAAGGTTGTCGACGTTAAGCAACGTAGAAACCGTAACTGCCCCCGTCGAGTCGGCAATCGTTGCCGACGCGGTACCATCTTTGGCCTTGATGTTGGTGACTTCGATATTGGTCGTATCAACCGTGGTTGCATTTACGGTCGTGATATTGCCAGTCGTGGCCGTTGCAGTCGTGAACGTACCCGCAGCTGCGCTTGCTCCACCAATCGTCGTGCCATCAATGGTGCCCCCGTTAATATCGGTCGTCGTCAAGACCGAAGAGGCAATCGTCATTATCCCTGTTGAATCGGCAATCGTCGCCGACGCGGTACCATCTTTGGCCTTGATGTTGGTGACTTCGATATTGGTCGTATCAACCGTGGTCGCGTTTACGGTCGTGATATTGCCCGTCGTGGCCGTTGCAGTCGTGAACGTACCCGCAGCTGCGCTTGCTCCACCAATAATCGTCCCATCAATGGTGCCCCCGTTGATATCGGTCGTCGTCAAGACCGAAGAGGCAATCGTCATCACCCCCGTCGAGTCGGCAATCGTCGCCGATGCGGTACCATCTTTGGCCTTGATGTTGGTGACTTCGATATTGGTCGTATCAACCGTGGTGGCGTTTACGGTCGTGATATTGCCCGTCGTGGCCGTTGCAGTCGTGAACGTACCTGCTGCCGGAGAAGCCCCACCAATAATCGCCCCATCAATGGTGCCGCCGTTGATATCGGTCGTCGTCAAGACCGAAGAGGCAATCGTCATCACCCCCGTCGAGTCGGCAATCGTTGCCGACGCGGTACCATCCTTGGCCTTGATGTCGGTGACTTCGATATTGGTCGTATCAACCGTAGTGGCGTTTACGGTCGTGATATTGCCGGTGGTGGCCGTTGCAGTCGTGAACGTACCTGCTGCCGGAGACGCCCCACCAATGATCGCCCCATCAATGGTACCGCCATTGATATCGACAAGCGCAAGGTATGCAGTACCGTCAATATAAAGGTCTTTCCACGAATTACCGGAAGAGCCTAGATCTTGCGTATTATCTGCAGAAGGAATTAGACCAGAAGCAAAACGTGCCGTGGCCGTAATCGTGTCCGCGCTGGAATCTCCGAGCGTGGTATTGCCATCAACCGTAAGATTCCCGGTAATCCGACCGTCTACAATCGTAGTAACGCACGCGTTGACGTTCGTGCCATCACAAAACAAAAACGCTGTCTGGTTATTTGCAACCGCAACGCCGGTCCCACCTGACGTTTTAAGGGTAACTTGTTGCCCGGAAATATTCTTAAGAACATACAGCTTGGTCAGTGCGGGGCAGATAATTTCTGCCGCCGCCGAGGGGTTACCCGCGCCGTCGTCATCAGCAACCAACATGGCACAGCGGGATTCGGATGTAGTGCCGTTAGCCGTAGTCAGGGTATGAGCGTTAGCCGTCCAAGAATTGATCGTCGCAAGGCCCGCAACAGCCTGCTCAACCATCGATGTAATGTTGTCGTTAACAACACTGCCCCACGTGCCCGACAGTTCACCAGTAACCGGCAGCGCAAGCTTTAGAATCGGGGTATATTGGGTAGCCATACGCTAGACCTCAAGTAGAAATCGGTTGCCAGTTTGCGGTTTGTGCATCATTAACCGCAGTCCAACTAGCAGTCTGGGATGTCGATACGGGGGTCCACATTTATGCAAGTCGAATAATTGACGTTGACGCCGACGAGGTAGGGAATTGCACGTTAAACACCCCCGCAGGCGTAGTAGACTTATCCGCGCCAAAATCAAGCACAGCAACCGAAGGGTTCGTAATCCCGTCTTCCAGATAAATTAGCCCACCACGGGCGACAAATACTGCACCGGTCCACGTTACATCTGAAAAGTTAATATACGCTGTGGTACCAGACGATGTAGGAATTTGAGACACGGTAAGCACATCACCACCAGCAACATATCCTGTGCCGATAATCTCTCCATCCGTCGTATACGCCGTAGTTGCAGCCCCCAACGAGGCCGCTGCCGTATAAAGCGCAAGCTTATAGACTTGTGTCGTACCCGTGTCAAAGTTAAAAGCCCCCCGAAAGAGCCCCACTTTGAAAGAAGTGCATAGCGTCTGGGTGAGCGACATAAGAAACCTTTAACTGACGGGCGTTCGGAACTGTCCGGAGCGATATGTATCCTGCCGTAGTTTACCATCTCCAAGCATCTTAATGAGCCCAATCGCCTGAAGGTAGAATTTTTCGTAGTTGGCGATGATATCCGACTCACCCTTCATAAACCGAATTGCCTCAAGTAGCGCGCCATTGAGCAGTGCGGAGTCAAACTCATCCCCCAACCACGTCGTCCCCGCCGTTACAATCGATTCGGGGTAGTACCCGTAGTGAAGCTCTACGGTGTATGCAGCATCCGGGGTAGGACCAAGAATAAACGCCGTATCATCGAAGTTTGCGTAGTGTTTGGGTAGGCCCGTAACCGCTGGCCCCGGGTACGCCTCGCGGATAAAGTTTACATCCTTGTTAAGCAAGTATTCATAGTCCCCATTGGCCTTCACAACAGCAAGGGAGAAGGTATACAAATAATCCGAAGGGATCTGAAGATACTTATTTCCGATAGTAAGCGCACCGGTCTCGTTCTTCCGGATGGCAGGCAACTGCACCGTGTTGTATATTTTTTGCTCGGCTTGTTGGGTAAACATAGCCAGCGCATCTTCTGAGAATTCATTCTCGCAGATGTCTTTTATATTCTGCTTCAACTCGGTGTAGTTCATGCTGCCCTCTTAGGCCATCGGACCCCGGGCACGCAGTCCTTTAGTGGCTGCCCCCGTACCACGAATTTTAACACCGCCACCCTTAGCCATGCTATGCATGGACTTCTCATGCTGCTTAACTTGTTTGGAAGCAATGGTCTTAACTTGCTTAACATCACCACCAGAAAGATATTTTTTAGCTTTCATCATGCCCTCACGCGACAGTTACGGACCCAAGTTGGCCCACAGCGACCAGCGAATTCGGTGTTAGCACCGCATCAAACGAACTTGCCCCACCCACGGGGTTCCACCCCCACTGAATGGTACGGCTACCTTCCCCAGAAGACCCATCTGCCAACGTACCAGATGTTACATAGGTCGTATCAGGGCGCGGGTTACGCAACGCCTGCGGGTCGTCTACGGGGTACATCCCCAACTGAAGCTGCGGGTGATCGGGATCCCAGCACTCATTACAGACCAAAAGATTGATCTTTTTGGTCTTGACCGTAAGCTCACGAAGATCTTTTAGTTTATATCGAAAGCCGCATCTATCGCATATAGCGATAGCGATCTTGTTTGATGCGTACCGGTTGCTCATTAGCCACCATAGACATATTGTCGGCGCGGCACAAAGCGAATTGCAGCCTTTTCTCGGTCTTCTCCAGCAGCAAGATCAAACTGCTCTTCGTACGCTTGCTTGAGCATCGGTACGCGCTCGACCAATTCAGGTACTTTCATGGCAATGTGATACGCCAATCCGGCAACCAAGCAAGGCAAAAACCGAAAGTTCATATCTGCAAGCTGAGTGCCCGCACCAGCGTCCTGAATACGGCGCATGCGCCAGTAGATAAACTGATAGGTCTGGGTGTTATCCGGGGTGAGCCAGACGGTGACCGCAGGCAGATTTGGGTTATAGATCGCAGCCCCGGTCGTATGCGTTGCCGCCGTGGTGCCATTTTGCCCCCGGAACACCCCACCAAGCGTGTTACCACTTAGGTAACCATACGCGATATCTTCGTTATCGATACGGATAAACCCCGCTGCGGGCAGGCCAGCAGTAGAGCTAAGTGTAATCGTCGTCGTAGTGGCGTTAATTGTACCGTTGAGGGTCAACCCAGTGGGAGACACAACACCAGACAGGCGTTGAATCCAGACTTGAATAGGCCGCCCCGTAGCAAGCTTGTTCGGTATGGTCGCGTAGGTCGATACACTGATCCGAGTAATACTCAAATCGGCCTGAGTGGACGCAGAATTTGCCCCCGTGCGAATGACGTGATCCAAAAGATCAATCGTATCTACCGGCAGCGCATACGTACTTAACCCGGGCGTCAAGGTAATCGAGCCCTGGTCAATCGTCCACATATTGATGCCACGGTTTTGCCACTCGATGGTCATCAGATTCATCGAACGACGGGCGGTACGCAGGTCATAGCCCGTGCGCATCTCGCGCCCAGCACGCTCCCACGCCTCTTCGGCAATGTCGGTAAATTCTAACGTGAACGCAGTGGACCCGGATGTTGGCATGTCACTTCATCTTCTTAAGTGTCTGGGCCAGACGTGCGCGTTGGCCTAACTTACCCGGGGCTTTAGCAGCACTGGCAAGCTTTTTAGCCGGAATGTTCTTACCTTCCTTGACGCCAAGCTGTTGGCGCAATGCCCCAGGCTGCTTGATCGCCTCTTCAATCCATTTCTTGGCCATTACCTGAACCTCGCGGTTTTTTGGGCAACCGTTTTTGGCTGCTTTACAAACTGCTTACCTGCAGCTTTGCCCGCACGTTTTGCCCGGGTAGTTGCCGCATATTCTGCGGGGCTAAGCGATTTAATCGCCGCTTCAGGAAGGTACCGCTCCCCAGTCTTGCTAGAGGGCTTGCCTGATTTCGTAGTCCACTTTTGTTGCGTCCATGCCTTCAGGCTCTGTTGTGGGGCTTTCAATCGCGGTACCCTCCGCCACGGGCCTTATATTGTTTGGCTAGCAACTGTGCCTTCCTGGCGCTCCATTGGCCTGACTTGGTGCCCTGCACGTCCTGAGACTTAATTTTCTCAAAGAGCGATTTGCGCATGCCGGGGTTAGTGTAGTTTCCCGCCGCATTAACTCGGGAGACCTTGCCCCCTTCGGCGTACATATCGAAGTCCGTGTTGTCCCGGCGCTTCATACGCTTAGGTTTTGGCATCTTACTGGGGTTGATATCCCCCATACCCCGGCTTGCGCGCATGGCTTACACCATTTTAGCTTTGGTTTTACCGCGTTTGGCACAGCCATCAGCGGACTTGACGTAGCCCCCGGAGCGAAACTTCAACTTGCCCTCACCCATACCAGACTTAGTCGTCGGCGCTTTAGCTTCTTTTTTGCGCGTGTCGGCATCGCGTTTTTCTTGCATCATCTGCATCTGGGCCGGGGTGTATTGGGGTTTAGCTTCAGCCATAACTATCTCCTTAGCAAGCGCGGCCACCACGGGCCATCTTAATCATCTTAGCCCCACGCTTGGCTTGACGCTGCGCCGGATGCTCACCTTTAGAGGCGATACGCCCACCTGCTGCGTATCCCGCAGGCATCTTCCTTTGCATGCCCGCCTTGGCCATACCTCGGCCTCTAGCCATCATCATGTCGTCTTCGGCCATACCACCGCCCATCATCTTTTTAGGCTTAGCTGCACGCATTTCGGCTTCCTCATGTTTGATCATCGATTTCGGAGCACCGGCTTTTTTCATGAAGCCGACTTCTTTGCGCATCATTGCTTTGGATTCTTTCATTTCATCACCTTGGATTTAGAGTGCGGCCTCTCGACCCCGGATTGCGTCAATCTTGCGCTCCAGCCGATCAAACCTCTCTAACAGCTGGGCCATGTCCGCACGAAACTCCGTGCGAGTGATGTGATCTCGGGCGATCTCTTCCCGGGTCCTATTAAGTAAAATGCTGATACGTTGCAGTTCAGCAAATCTATCTTTCAAGACGTACCCCAAGAGCGCCACAGCAGCGGTTAAGACGATATTCCATACCATCATTTCCATAGGCTGCGCCCTAGCATTTCCATGCGCGCAAAGATTTATTTATGCGGCTATTTGGGTCACTTGCAGTCTTCTTGCTCGTCAATTTCTTCTTCATCCCTTCCATCCGGGCGCAAAAGGAATCTCGACGAGGTCCACCTTCGGGTTGTGGTGCCTTCAACCCAGGTTTACCGGGGTTGGCACGGTTGTAAGAAGCCCTGCCCTTGGCATTGAGGCCACCGGCTTTTGACTGACCTTCTTTGCGCTGCCACGCTGGAGACTTAGCCATACTAGCCACACAGCAAAGTAACAAAAGACACGTCGGTCAGGGTCACTTCAGAGTAGTCCGCAAGGCCGCCTCGGGTCGTCAAAATACCTTCCGCAGGCATGTACAAACTATTTACCGCGTCATCATTACCCGGGGTGTTAAGTTGCAAAAGTAAATCAGAGGCGAGGCTATTGCGGTTAATTTTGATTGTGCCCGGAGTGGCAGATGCGACGTAGTACAACCCCTTGACTCGGGTGCGGGGCAGCGCGAGGTTACCCGTTGTACCGATCTTTACGTTACCTGCAGAAGCCCCACTAGCAACAATGGAGTCCACCCGGGCGTAGAAATTTGCCGACACCGCAGTATCCGCATTCGCTCCAGTAACAACCTCGGTCGTCACCGCACCAGATAGGTCACCAACTTTAAGTCCGGTAATCGTAAACGTAATACCGGTGTCATCCCCTGCCGACGTAATACCCACTTTATAACCGTAGCCGTACGGGCCTACGGTATTAGCAAGCAAAGACAGCGCGCCAGCAGCTGCAATTGACGCATCTGCCCGATAGTAGTCGTCGTCTGTCTCAGGGGTTACTGACCAAACGTCATATTGCATGCGCCCCATGACGATCCCCTATTACTGGTCAGCGAAGGTAGGTGCGGTCGCAGAAGTTACGGTGCCCCAGATTTGCCAGTTCGTATCGTCAATGGCCAGCACATTGATATCAAACGCCCCAGGGACATTGATTTGGAATTTGCTGTTGGAGTTGCCGTCCGAATACACCACGGAAATTTCATCCGCAGCAGGGCCTGCATCCGAATCAAGGAACGTCACGCCACCAATAAAGAAATTGGTATCGCTACCGGTATTGATAATAGCGTCGGTGGCGTCAGCTGCACCGCCCGCATAGACAAACCGGAAATACAGCCCTGCCACAGGCGCGGGCAGCGTGTAGGTGTTGTCTTGGGTGCCGTTTGGAATAAGGTTAACGCGGCCTGCGTTTGTCGTATCTGCAAGCGTAACGTCACCATCAGACAGAGAAACCGGAGCAACTTGAACCCCAGCGCCGTCGATTGCAAGAACCGTGGTAACGGCACCGGTCGTGGTGTTTTTGGAGACAACTTCAAACCCGTTTTCAGACCTTACTGGTCCGTTAAAGGTCGTGTTCGCCATTTTGGAACCTCACATGCGAGTGGGGATACGTTTGTCTGCATGTCGTCAGCCGGGACTGTCAAACGTACCGGATAACCCCGGGATAAGATGTTTGTATCAGGTTGTTGTAAAAGTGTCAATACAAAAGAAAGGGGGGCCGAAGCCCCCCTATCGCACTACAACAACTTACGCCCCCGGCGAACCGTAGACGCCCAACGGATCGCTGACACCGAAGCTGTAACGCTCCCGGGCCTTGTACCGGGCATTACCGGTATCAAAATCAGCATCCATGGAGTTTTGCAGCGGAGTCCGGACAAAGTGTTTCAATCCGTTAGGAACGTCCGTGCACAAAAACCAAGCGTTGTTAT